TTTGCGATCTTCTCTTCGGGAAAATATTTGGCTTCGTCGCCGAACACATGGACGTAGGAGCGGCCTGCCAAGGAGGCCGGGCGGTCGAGTGATCCGAATGTCAGGTTGAATCCCGTGAAGAAGATGATCGTACGCTTGTAGCTGACGATCTTATTGAACGGCTTCCAGAAATGCGGGCGGAGCCACTGGGGGAGATCTTCGCATTCCTTATCCGAGTATTCGGGCGGTTGTTTTTCGATGATGAAGTGCGTATTTTCCTGGTACCCTTTCCTTTCGAGTCCTTCGAGGACAGTGGGCAATACATTTGCTTGCAGGTTGGTGAAAGTATCTGCTACCCATGCTGCGGGGGCTCCGGGCATGTCGTACATCATTGCGATCAGCCGTTCGACCTGAATTTCCGAAGTTTTTGCCGATCCGCGTCCTGCGATCAGCGCGAGGTTGGTCGGAAGGATCATCGCCAGGAACTGCGCGAGCCAGTTCATCAGCACCTCGGCGACATAGGGCTTTGCCCCTGTTTTAATTTTGGCTCTGTTCGGCATATGCGATGAATTCTTCGATGTTTACGTCCTCGATGAATGCGTCGTTGCGGACGCGCCGCCGTTCCCGCTCGGGAATCTGAAGGGCTGCGATATGCTGTGCGAGTTGCTGGCGGTTGACCTTGGGGAGTCCCGATATTTCGGGCGTCAGCGAGAATACACGTATCGGGCGGAGGTACATGGCCGCGGGGAGTTTCTGGATATCTTCCCTGTCGAGTCCCCGGGCGGCGCGGCTTTTCATCATCAGATCGCCTGCGATCTCGAAATCTTTGGCCGACTGTGCCGTGTCTGCCACCTGCACGGCCCAGTCGTAGAGCATGTCGGCGTATTTGTTCCGCAGGGCCTCGCGGTCGCTGTTCCGGTTGGAATAGAAAAGTGCGTCGGCCTGTTCGTAGAGATCCACTGCTTTCGCATAGGTCATTCCGTATTGAGCCACCAGCAGTCGGACGGTGTTTCGTTTTCCGAACTTCCGGTCGAGAGAGCTGATCGTAGAAAGGAGTTCGAAGAACGTCTGTTCGTCTCTCGAAAGGCTTGCGGAACACCCCGATGAAATGTATTCGTTGAGCTTCTCGTAGATTTCCTTGTCCTCGAATCCTCCGAACAGGTCGAGTTTCGACACCTGAAAGGCTTTTTCGCGTCGAATCCGGCCGAGTTGCTGAATGGATGGGACATCGCCGTTTTTGGCGTTGGCGTAGAGTTTGAGCGATATGTCGGCTGCGACGCGGATCTGTCCCTGTTCGATCAGCTGGCGAACGATGCTGCCGGCATCACTGGCTTCGGCGATGAACTGTTCGCGGTCCACCTTGAAGTAATCGGCGATCTCACGGGGCGTATAGTTCAGTCCTGCCAGCATCCGGATCTCCTCCTGATGTTCCGGGGAGAATGTCGCGCCGATCTTGTCCCGGTCGTATGGTTTATTTCTTGCGGGCATAGGCTGCAATGATTTTGTCTACTTCGAGGAGCTGCGCTTCGTATTCCGCGAGCAACTCCTCGCGGTTTCCCCGAAGATGCGGTTTGTCGTTCTTTTCGATGACTTTGCGCAGCCACCAGACGCGGTATTGAAGCCGTTTCTGCGCCTTGAACAATTCGGGGATGGAGAGTTTTCGGAACGCGCGGATTTTGCGCAGCCGTTCGAATATCGGATGCACTCCGAGAGGCGTGCGGTGTCGGAGGTAATGGTCGAGTTCTTCGAAGATCTGCCGGTTTTCCAGATAATTGTCGAGAACTTTCCGGGCTGTTGTGTAGCATTCTTCGGGGGATGTACAGTCGAACAGCGCTGTGTGTGCCCGCGTGTAATTCTCCCATGCTGTCAGTTTGTCGGCCGCGAGGATTTTGAGTTCGGGCGGGCATCCTGTTTCCCGGAGAAAGGGGTACTGTTCCCGGAATTTGGGCCGCGGGGGCGTCTGCTGCTCTTCTTCGGTAATGCCGGGGTCGATTCCGGTGAGGGTGCAGAGTTTGGCGATAAGCATCGGCCGGTATTTCGACGGGTTGGCCGCGACCATCCGGACGAAATGGCGGTTGGCGCTTATCGAGGAAAAGAGCCGGAGCCCTGCGTTGATCCCGGCTCCGGCTCTTAACCATTTGCGAACGTCCTCTGCAATCCTACCGTTTGGCATATTCCTCGAGATAAGGCTGTGCTGTGGGGAACGCTTCGGGCGTCACGCATACGAACTTGCGCAGACGCAGGAAGTCGATCAGCACCGCGGGGCAGAAGTCGGGCCGGGTGACATATCCCACGGCATTGCCGAACGAGAATGCCACCTGATTGGGAATCTCCCCGGCGTGCGCGATCTCGTTGTAACGCCCGATGAAATCCTCGTCGGCAGGCGGTACCGGGTCGGTGAACTCTTTGAGCGTATCGACGAGATGCTCTTTGGTCAGGAGCATCGGGAGTCCGGTGTGTTCGGCCGTTTTGCCCTTGGGGAGAACGCGCCGGCGGTAGAGACTCAGGTCCGCGAGCGTCATCCTGGCCGTTGGGAAACATCCGTGCGGCACGAAGATGAATTCGTCAGGAATCAGGTCGTCCGCTATGATGTTAGCCATCGTTTCGGCTAACGACAACACCGGGACGATGCGGATGTCGGCCGGCACCGCAGCTTTCTGCCACATGCGGAGCATGAGTTCTGCCATTGCCCCTGCGGCTGCGATTACGATGACCGTGCGCTCGGAGATTCCGAACGCCTGGGATGCAACCGATGTTCTGGTATCCGCATCTTCTGGTTTGGCGGGTTCGGCCGGGGCGTCGCGGCCGTCTTGTTTCGAATTAATATCCCGCACTTCCTCTTGGACGCCCGTATCCCCGGCGGCCTTTGGGGCCGTCGGGGTTTGGATTATCGTTGCTTTTTGGGTCATGGGAGCTGCGTGTTAGGCGGTTTCACCTCCGGCGTCGGACTCGACCTCGAACTCCTCGACTGCGGGGAGATCTCCGGAGATGTCGATCGGGAGGTATTTTTCGGGAGATGCACCTTTGAAGGTGATTTCGCGTTTGTTGGCCTCCTTGTTGTCGGTGTAGGTGATCTCCGAGAAACAGAGGGGGCAGCACTTGGAGCCGTACTTTCGGGAAATCCCGCCCTCGCAGGTCTGGTGGAACGCTACGACCGAGCGGTTCGCCAGCAGGGAGATCACGCCGTCGGCCGCGGCTCCGGGATATGCCCATTTGATCCCGTGCGTGAATCCGATGGAATCGGTCTCCCCGGTTTTCTCGATGGCGGGTTCGATGGTTCCGGATGTGGCGTAGAACTTGATGCCTTTGGCGCCGGTTTTGAGCGCGAACTCCTCGGCCGTGTAGGCTGTCTTCCCCAGCTGGATGTCGGGTTCTTTCTCGATGTCGTCGGTGAAGTATAAGTACAGGAATTCACCTTTGGGCGTCGGAACCCCCGCGCCCGGTTCGGGGCGGGGGACTGATTTGATTTGCTGTGCCATAGTCTATTCGAAATTAAGCGGTTTCCTCGTCACCTCCGGCGTCGGGGTCGGGATCTGTCGTCTCGGTTCCGGCAGATCCTCCGTGCGTCCACACGCTGCCTTCGGCCACGATGTCCGAAGAGTCTGCGATGATGGCCTTCGTCGGGTCGTAGTCCGCCGGGACATATACGTACAAGGCTTCGCCGATGCGGAAGCCGACCGAGAGTGAGAACTCGCCGATGATGTCTACGTCGTAGTGGTGCTCTTCGATCTTCTGGATGATGTTCGGGGCCTTGTTGATGTCCACGAGTTCCACGAAGTTCTCCTTGGGAGTGGCGAAGAGCATCGGCGAGTTGTACATGGAGAGCAGCGGGACGAGCGTGAACTTGGTGAACCGCACCGAGTTTCCGATCGTTTGGCCTGTGTACTTGCCGTTTACGGCGAAATCCTGACGCTGGTAGTGCAGCACCATCTGCTCGGAGCAGAAG